ACAAACAACATAACGGATCAATTCCGTCGCATGAGTAGCATGATCCCAGCTGTCGGTGATCGTGTCCGTATCCTGAGCGATGTGCTCGGTAAGGATAGCATGCGTAAGCTCGGTTACATCGAGCGTGATAAGGATGGTCGAGAGGACAGAGTTAACTTCAACAAATTCTGGGAAGCTATACTCGACAATGAAGATGAAAGCACGGTCTCTTCGGGAACTGAAAAAGGGAAGTCGACTCCTGCTGATCGGATGCGCGACATTGCTGATCGCCTCATGGGCAATAGCAAAATCGATTCTGTTCTTGCCGGTGATGCTGCTCGAGCTGATGATTTGTCCACTGCTGCCCAAGCCCCTGCCGCCCGCTTCGGAGGACTCGAGCGATACCTAGGTAACAAGAGTACATTGATTACCATTCTTAAGGAATCGCGTGAGTTCCATTCGCAAACCGTTGAGTTGCTTCAGCAACTGACTAATTGCGGTTGTGGTGGTGGGCATGGCGATGGCACGCTGAATACAGCAAGTGCACGCATGTCAGAATACTTCCAAAAGATGAAGGATAAAACTTCGTCCGCTGTGGAGTCTGGTAAGTCGTACACCAAGAACACTCTTCTTCCCAAGTTAGAAGAGCTTAAGAAAACAGGTAAAGACATCTGGATTCAGGGCGAAGACCACCCTGTCCTCCAGGAAGCCAAGTTGAAAGCTGGCGAATACCGAGATAAAGCCACTGGAGAAATCCTGACTCGTTGGGAGGATATCCGTGGAGATGTCGAAGAAATAAAGACCAAGGCTGTGGTGCGTTACAATGATCTGATGTCGTCTGGCGTATTTGCAGATTACAAAGGACGTGTGACCGGTAAAGTCGGTAAATTCCTTGACAAATTCAAGGGATCGAAAGCCGATGCGTTTACATCCGGTATGATTGCCGGTGGTAAAGAACACATCACAACCCTCGGTAACAAAGTCAACGAGATGCGTGGTTCGGGTACACTGGGAGAATTTGCTGACAACCTCGGTAGTGAAATGTACAAGGCAGGTAGTGCTGTCAAAGACAAGGTAACTTCAGAGGGACGCAAGTTCAAACCGCGCATCAAGCGCCTGATGAGTTTCTTCACCGGGAATAAAGCTGGTGCCGACGTAACCAGTGAGCTGACTGGCGATCAGCAACAGGACATGTTGACCTTGGCTATTCGTTCTGTGCAATTGCAGTACGAAACACTCCAGCAAGTCACTAAGGAGAAGGTCCGTAAAGGGTCGATGCAAGACCTCTGGGCTCGTCGTAAAGAACTCACCGACAAAGCGAAGGATACCGTAAAGGGCAAATACGCCGATGCCAAGGGCCTGATGTCAAAAGGAGGAATCCTCCAGTCAGTCCTTGACAAATTGGGTCTGGGTGACGATGAGGAAGACGGAGATACCAACATCAATATCGGTGATGGTGTAGACGGTCCTGATCGTGAAAGCCGCAGAGATCGAAAAAACCGAAAAACCCAACAACGTCGTGCAGGTCGAAAAGGACTGTTTGGCAAGATCACTAATTTAGGTGGTCGTGCACTAGACAAGATGGGTATGTTCGGTAAGGCTACCAAACTAGGCCTGAAGGCTACTGGAGGACTGGCAAAGGGTGCATGGTGGCTAACCAAGAATGTGGGTAAGGGTGCATGGTGGGCTGCTAAGAAACTCGGTAAGGGACTTGGAAGTCAAGCACTGCGTACAGGTCTTGGTTTTGTCGGCCGTATGGCGTTAGGTGGGATCTTGAGCGCAGCTGGTCTAGTAAGTGCTCCTGTACTTGCTGCAGTCGGCATTGCTGCCGGTGTTGTCGCCATTGGTTCGCTAATCTACGGTGCCATGAAAGACAAATTGCCACTGTTGGCAAGACTCCGTATGATTCAATACGGTGTCAAACCTGATCCAGAAAGCAAACACGTTGCTGCACTTGCAGAAATGGAAAAGCTTGCGGGCAAATATGTCAAGGTGTCTGAAGACGGCAAAGCCGAACTCGATCTGGCCAGCATTCCCATTGAGCAAGTTGTCAAGATCTTCGGTGTAGAGCTGGAGGAAGGTAGTAACCCGAACGAAAACGAACATTTCATGAGAATGGGTAAGTTTCTGTATGGTCGTTTCCGCGAAGTGTATCTGACTCATGTGGCTAACCTCTACGTTCTGACAAAGTCTACCGACATCGGCCAAGTCGATGCCAAAATCGTAGGTAAGGCGGCTATCAAGTTCGTTAACGGTGTTTCGATGAAAGGTAAAGAATCTCTTCTCGACGAGATGGATGCTCCTTTCGCGGACGAAGATGAGCTTGAGTACGATGCCGGTGACGTAGAAGACGAGTATGACGACATTAAGGACGATGTCAAAGAAGCTGCTGAAAAAGAGGATAAGGATGCTCCTAAGACAGCCTCACAGCAACACGCCGACGCAATGAAGGCTGGTGCAGCAGCTGGCATTGCCAGTACGGCAGCTTCGAATACCGTGACTTCTCAACAACGTGGAGCCGCCGCAGGGCTGAGTAGTAAACCACAAGGAGGGTCTGGTGGCGGAGGTGGCGGAGGATCAATGGTCGAGCCGACTGGAGATAAAACTTCACTCGGTAAGGTCGTTGCTGCTTCAACTGCAGCGGCTGGTTCTGGTGGCATCTTTGCATCTTTAGCAAATGCTGAAATGGGTTCGTTATGGGTCAAGGGGTCTGGTGATATCGACGATGGTCAAGCAGTGAGGTATAGGACTTACGGTCTGACTGAACTGTTGGTCAATTACGTGTTCAAGCTTGAAATACTTGAGCGTGCGTTGTATCACAAGGTCAGTTACGACAAGGACAAGCAGGCAAAGATAGATGACGTTGCAGAAGCGTACAAGATTGCTGAGACCATCCTCTCTCCAGTCGGTGACGCCGAAGTAGAGAAAACGTACATCTGGTTCCATCGTCGTTTCCTTCCGACATTCCTTGCGTTTTGCACGGGTGTCAGAATGCGTGCAAATATTGACGCTAAGGATGCATCTTCGAAGTTGGAACCTGCAGTCCTGCTGGACGTCTTGAAAGAAACGACAAATGCTCGTGACAGTTCTGGCATCTCTGTTTGGGATATCACTGAATCTCCATGGCGTGGTTATGTCCTTAACGACAACATTGACTCAGTGAAAGAACCACTCTGGCAACTGCAGCAGAAGATCAAGGACAAAGTCCTGCAAGATCCCAAAGTTGCAAACGCTGGTAAACGTCGTGGTAAGAACGGTGAGCTTGAGGATGCAGATCCTAACCAAGTAAACCGTCCAGCTACGGATGGTTCTAAGCCAGGCATGTTCAGTAAGATCGGTTCTGCTGTTTCTGAGGCTGCTAGTAGTTTCTGGAGCGGTGTCAAAAGCACCTTCGGATTTGGTTCAGATGACAATAAGACTGCCCAACAAGGGGCTATCTCGTCAAATGGACAGTCCGTATCTCCTCAAACTGCTTCCGGTGAAACGACTCTTCCTGCAGGAACACCAATCAACCATCCTGGCGGTGGTTCTGGCGGTAACATCAATGATATCCCGATGCCCAAAGGCGACGGATGGGAGAACTCCCGTGACACATTGATGGCAGCTGCCAACATGGTAGGTATTGATCCTGCCTTGGCTGCATCTGTGGCCGGTGTTGAATCTGCCTATCGACCGAATGCCAGACCGTGGTCGAAGAAAGAAAATCGATATCTCTCGTCAGCAGCTAGCTATTACCAGGTGATCAATAGCACCTGGGATTACCTAATGGGCAAGTACGCGGCTAAGTACGGTATCGCTCCAGAGACTCGTCAAACAGACCCTCGAGCGAATGCTCTCCTCGGATTGGAATACATTCGAGAGAACATGGAAAATATCAAGGGTGCCGTAGGTTCCCGCGGTATTACCGACACCGATGTGTATCTGGCTCACTTCCTTGGCCCAGGCGGCGCTAAGCGTTTCCTGTCAGCCAATCCAGGTGATCCGGCTGTCAATCACGTTGGGGCTGACCAAGCCCGAGCGAATCCGAGTATCTTCTGGGACAGTTCAGGTCGACCACGTACAGTGGCAGACGTCTATCGAGATTTCGATAAGAAGCTGACCAAATGGAGGATGCCAGATGCGGCACAAGTAGCATCTGCGCTTAAGGGTGGGCAACCAGCTCAACCTAATCCGGATCAAACCGCTTCTACAGAAGTGGCGGCAGCCAATGCAGCCAATCCAGAGTTGGTCGGTAAAGTGGATACTGTGTCGCTGGTTAAAGGACAAAGTGCACCGCCATCGACAAATACTGTGACTGATACTCCGGTGACGTCGACACCTGTTGAAACCGCTACTGAGACGGCTGATGCCCGACAGACGCAGAACACCACTGCTACGATGTCCATGGCAGCTGCCACAGCTGACTCTCAGACTGCAGCTCAAGCTGTACGCCAAGCCGATAACTTCGGTGGTGCCGATAAGTCGTTGAATCGACTGATTGGTGTCAACGAAGCTCAGCTGGAACAGTTGGTCGCTCTCGTATCGTTGATGCAGAGCGGTAAAGCTGCTAGCGAAGCCGCTGGAGCAGCGCAAGTTGCTCCCAGTGGTGGTAAGGGTGCAGTCAACGATCAGGTAACCGTTCCGAAGCCCGCAGCTAAGAGCACGGTGTCTGTAGGACGAGGGTAAACCGAAATAGGTGTGGGGGAAACCCCACACCTACTTTTTTCCTGAGGTAGTTCATGAATAACATTCTTGACAGTGGCTGGGTAAAATCAGCTTTTCTGCTGCCGGCAGATGCTGCAATCGGAGGAAACGAGGCGGTAGTTAACCGCATCTATTCGACCTCTATGCAGCAAGCTGGCGATACCACGCCGGGCGGATGTTTCATTATCAATCCTCTGGCTCAATTCACTCGGTATGCAGATCTGAAGCACAACGTGTTCAGTAACGCATCTGATCCAAAAGGTAACAACATCCTGATTCCTCGTGTATCGAGGATTAACAAGACGGATGGCGTCAAAGGCAATGGCATGGGCCGCGTCTATCATGAAAAGTTCTACGAGAACACTCAGATAGTCCATTTCCGTTGTGGTGTCCCTGAGTTCAACTCGATGACATCGTTCTACGCGAACTATTACTCTGTACCTGCCGCATCTATGGCACGTACTGGTCGGGCCCCTGGGTTCTTCTACAACCTTGGTTGGGCCATAGGTTCGATTGCGTCGATTCCGTTGATCCCATTTGTATTTGCTGGCAAGGTAATCCGCTTCTTCTTGAGACGTCCCGCCAGTAAGTACTACTTCATGAAACCGACCATGTATCCGTACTGGTCTGCAGTTTCTGGCATGGTCAATGGTATTGCTGCCAACATGGGTATCATCCCACGAGTCATGTATGAAGGCGGTAAGGCGCTGTTCAACAAGGAAGACCTCCTTGACGAAACGGATGTCAAGGCCTACCACAAGATGATCCCTACGGTGTATCGTGAAGATGGTGGTCTTGATGTGTTCGCGATTGCTCAGCGTGGTCAGCGTCTGGTCAATGCCCGTCACAACATCCTTCGGGGACAACTCGAGGGCAAGACAGATAAGAACGAGATCAAGAAGATCTTCCAAGGTTATCTGTACGGCGACGATCTTAACTCCGCTTATAAAGAACTGAGCAACAGTACGTCAGTGACGCTTAAAGCATATTCTGATCTCTGGATGAGCCATGAGCGTTTCGGTAATCAGAGTGACGCAGACGCCGAGGCTAACAAAGACTCCGTCGAGTATGCTGTTCGTGGTGACGAGTCGTATGCTGAGAAATACGCTGAAGCTGTTCTTGCTGAGGCACGAATGGGTTCTGAGTTTGTCAGTTTCCGTGTAGACTACACTGGTACGCAATCCGAGTCATTTAACAACAGCACCAAAGAACCGAGTATCCAGGGCACGCTCAATGGCATGTCTGCCACGGCTCGCGAAACCCGCTTCACCATGTTCGATGGTAACTTGGAAGGTACTGGTATAGTTGGCGGTGCGATCAATGCCATGCGTGATTTTGCCAGTGGTGTATCGCAGGGTCTGGGTATTCAGGGTCTGGCTCAGTTGGCCGGCTCTGCATTCGTCGATATTCCAAAGGTTTGGGATAGTTCTAGCTGTGATTTCAATAAGTTGTCGCTAAACATTCCGTTGCGTTCGCCCTACGGTGATCCGATGTCACGTCTACAAAACATCATTCTCCCAATGTGCTGCCTGTTCGCCATGGCTGTTCCTCTGGCTACTGGTAAGCAGTCTCACACGTCACCTTTCTTGGTGGAGTACTTTGCCCAAGGGCGCGCACACAGTCGACTGGCGATGATCGACTCTTTGTCGTTCACTCGTGGTGTTGGTGATGTGGGCTGGAACAATGTAGGCGGTTTCTTGGGTGTTGACGTAACGGTTGGTCTCATTGACCTGTCCAATGCAATCAACATGCCGATTAACCCGACGTTCGATCTGGGTAGTGCGGTTGCTCAAGCAGGTGGTTACGCGCTTGGTGCGGTAGTTGGTGCTGCTACAGGTAACGAAGGTGGTGGCGATACCGGTCAAGCAATTGCATCGGCGTTCTCCGGCAGTGTGTATGACGACGATAACAACTATACGGATTACCTGTCCATTTTGGCTGGTCTTCCGCTTGAAGCTGAAATCAATGGTCTGCGTAAGTGGGCTGTTCGTCTAGCACGTCAACAAGCAGCAATGGATGACATGGTATCGCCGAGCCGGATGGCTATGTGGACCATGGACTCTGTTCCTGGTGAACTTGCCAAAGCACTTGGCATGGCTACAGAACGTCAGTGACGGCATATCGGCCAGGGGCACTGCCCCTGGCCGATATGTCATTGTGCAACCATCATCGGGAACTGCTCCCGCAAGGAATCGCTCACTGCAATCTCAGGATAGCCTTGGGCAATCTGGATAGCAGGACCGATCTCATCATGAAGCTCCAACACACGGATGGCATCTCGAGAAGGAGTCGACATGTACTTGAAATCGATGATGGTTTCTTCACCACGTTGATACGTGTACCAATTCCGATCAATCAACTTCAACTTGTTTGCCAACTCATCACCATACGCTTTGAGGTCAGCAGGTTGTGGAGTAGGAATGGTGAAATTACTGATGAAGATCTGAATGAAGTCAGGTTGGTTAGCCAGGATGTTCTCAGCACCAACTGCAGACAACATGGCATCGAGACCTTGCAATGAACCCATGCCGGCTACTGTTGGCAATGCGAATACAACCGCCTGATAGTAGACATCTGGGTCAGTGTTGTCCCGCACTGCATCGAAGTAATCGAACAAGTTCAGTGACGATGCACCAGCAAGAGCAGCACCCCATACGGCAGACTCGACACCAATGTTGATCATCTCTAGGGTGTCAGGATCGAGTCCCATATCACCCATGATGCCAACTAAGCCCTGAAGGTCACCGAGGCGCGATGGATCGCCATACTCAAGTGCGTCTGCAACGTAGTTACCGCCAATCTTGACTTTTTCGACGATACTCGGATCAAGATCGATGAATGCTGCAGCCTTATCGAATACAGCTCCTCCAGTTGTCTTGAGTAGACCCGCTACACTGGTACCAAACATGCCAAGACTGGCCTGAAGCAGCTCTTTACCACCATATCCAGCTTGTTTCATTTGCACCAGAGCACTGATGCTGTTACCGATGTTGCGAGCACCACCAGCACGTTCAATCAGATCACGAACACCACTCTTAGCAGACTCGTAGATCTTGTTGATCGGCCGGTTGTTCGTGATGTCGTAGGCGTCTGCAGCCTCAAGGTTCTCTGTGTTATTCGTTCTGAACAACGGTTTGGAAATGAGTGACATGCGCTCACCTGAAAAGAAAAAATAAAAGTAAGATCAGTCGGGGACGTATCCCCGACTGACTGATCACTTATTTCGACTCGTCGGACTTGGCGGTTTCATCCATGTGATAACGGATGCTGTTCATCAGTTCCTTGCGAATCATTTCCAGAGACCCTGTGTTCTTCAGAGAGGAACGCAGCAACATCCAGTAGTCGAGTTGCCACTGGTGGTGGGTCTGAGGCAGCACCTTCTTACCGTAGACGTAGTAGTGCTGTAGCGGCAGTTCGTTTTCAACCAACTGCTTTTGGAGGTGAGGATTACGATCCAACTTCTCCAACATGCCCAACTTGAACATCTTGTTGAACATCGGGAAGTGCACTACCTCCATGTCCTTTCCGACTGTGCGGGCGTTCATGCCCTTCATGATACGGAAGTCATCGTTCTTGTGACCCGTACGCATGAAGAACCAGAGTCCCTCCAGAGAGCGGAAATGACCGTAGAAAGGGTGTTCGATATTGCACTCGGCAATGTTGCTCAGAGCGCGACCAAGGCTAGTCGCACCACGAGAGTAGACGTTGACATGGGTCACGCCATCCTGACTGGGATCGATCTCGTTGGGCTGGTTACCCGGTGCGTTTACTTCTTCGGACATGATGTCATTCCTGTTATGAGCTTATCTGAGACGGATAACCAGAGTTATTTGGGGAACTTACCCCACAGGTCGTCTTCACCGGCCCAGAACTCGCCAGGGATCTCGCCCATCGTCTCATCGAACTGATCGCTAGTGGCGATTACTTCGTTGTCTTCGTCATTGTAGTCAATGATGTCGGCGTTAGCGGCTTCAGACCCGTAGGTCTTGTACTTCGATTGGAGATCATCCATCTTCGCAAAGTCATTTACGAACATGGGTGTGGTCACCTCCAACACCTTACCACCACGCATTTCCATACGGATACTCATAGAATACCGCAGAGGTCCCAGAATCTGGATGGCTTTCTGGAAAGTTCTGAACGTGATGTGGTTCTTGGAGATGGCTCGGTTGAAGTTATTCCGCTCTTGTCCGATGTCCTTGGAGTTCTTCGGTACTCGCGACCATTCGCTTTGCAGGAAGCGAGTCAGACGACTGTTCCAGCTTACCGAGTTCACCTTAAGCTCTGGAAGAGCCAGGACCATACGAAACAACCAAGTCAATGGGTTTCCCGAAGTTTTGATGAGCTTGTCTTCGGAATCCATCATTTCGCGTTGTTCTTTGCTCATGATTCATTCTCGATGAATTACCGCACACATTCCTTACTTGCATTAAGCAGGTTAAGAATATCGACGATAATGAAGTTGATGAAACGCTGATAGTACTCGCGTTCCGCACGATCCATTTTAAGGACGGCGTCGACGAGCTTAATGATATAATGACGATGATTCTCAATCCAGTCAAACGGATGGAGGATGTCATCTTCATCACTGATATATGTGTCTAGTGGTTGTGTCATCACAGTGGCGTACTTCCCTTTCCATTTGGTTGGGATGTAATCCTGCTTTGAAACAATCACTGCACTTTCGATTAACAGTTCTTGCAACTCTACCAAGCTTTTACTGGTAGACGTCATAAGGACTGAACGGGATTTTACCGGGATGAAATTTAGGTCGCTTAGTTCATTGTCTGCTCCTATTTCTTCGATGATTTTCTGATAGATGTCTTCTGTTTCTGGCGGTTCTTCGCTGCCTCCGAACAGCCATCCTGTTAACCACTTGATCATAAATACTCCGAAATCACACGCTGATCCTATGTGCGACTATTTTTAGGAGATTTTCCGATGTCAGAACTCAACCCAATTGAGGGTGAGCTGATGCCGGCCGAAGCCGAATATCTTTCGGAAGGCCCGTTTCAAATCAGCGATTCAACAGACCCTCTTGAAGTAATCAAAACCACGCAAAGCATTCGTATTGCGATGGTTAAGAAAGAGCTTCAACACGGTGTACCGAAGATCGATAAATATAGTCGGGACTTTGTGTCGCTCCTTCGTGATCTGGATACCGCAGCACTCACCACACGTAAGATCGATGTGGAAGAACGCCAAGTCGATGAATCGCAGCGTCTGGCTAATGCCCAGAACGAACTGCTTCGTATGCTGGGCGGCAAGAACCCATTTGCTGTGGATATCACAGCAGGTGCTCAAGCTCCACGCGTGACTCGTCCAGATCCTGCAGCACTGCCTGAACCTACTCTGGTTCCGGACATCACTGCCCAAGGCACGCAGTCGGTCAACTACGACGACTTCGTGACCTCGGTTGAAGAATCTGAACGACAACTGCGCGAAGGTGACGACGACTAATTCGCTGGCTTGTATGTCCCAGGCATAAGGAACGAAAAGTCCGATGCCGGAATACACTCCAGGTGAATGAAGTCTTCCATCACCATTTCGAATAAGCCGTGACGATCTGCTTCCATGAAGAATTCGTTATCGACTTGGAACTCCCCAGGGTCCTTCAAATGGACCCTGGGGATTATGGCCGACACGCTGTTAATTGAGTGGGCAAGTAGGCGCTCATGATGAATCTCCAACCATTCGTTGAAGTCATAGATCGCCCAGCCATTGTAACAGCGTTTCATGAATTCTGGGGTGAGTTCGTGAGGACTCAAACGCACTACACCAATGGTCGTGTAATGTGGCAGCAGAGCCGACATAACTGACCTGATGTCCTGAATGGTAGGGCCTGGCAGGATGTACGGATACGTGTTGATATCGATCCTCACCGAGGTGATGTCGATCTTGCGCGTATAACGTTCATTGATGCTTGAGAGATACGTATCCAGGATTGGCAGGATGCCTGTGACGATACTCTTACTCAGAGTCTCGTTATCGCGTTTGGCGTAAGCTTCCTTGTACGCATCATTGGTCACTCGCCCTTTTGTGATTTTCTCGAAATCATCGATATTGCGGTTGCGATACTCTACAATGTCGATGTGTTTCATCACGTCGGGATCAAGCTTAAGCAGGGTGCCCATCCTCGTATCAAAGAGGGCATCGATTTGCAGCATCATCGTAAGATCTGTTCTCACGATTTATCCTCTTGATAATGTATCGTTGAACCAAAGAGCAATCAGACTCGCGGTGGAATCAAGGATAGCAAAATAAGAAAGAGAGCCCAGGGGTTGTCCTTCAACATTTTCACTGTATTTTCTTTGGTGGTGCTGTTCTCACGGACAATGTCCGGTACTACACCCGCACGCTGAGTCCATGTGAGCGAATGTGCAACATGCGCATAAAACGAATCCGCCTGTGCGGATGCGATTGGTGCCATCAGCTGCATATAGGCAGTGCCATTGACATAGAAGTCGAAGACACTCTCTTTACGCTCTTTGTTCGCATCATCGGTTTCAATGAAACGAGTCCACAGGTTGAGCAGTTCTACAGGACTTGCGATACTGAACCAGCGAATACGCCTGATTTCAGGAATCTGTTCATTGAACACCATTTCTACAGCGCCAACAGCATCGTTGACAGCATCGCTACGATAGAGGCTGATCCAACCGTCTACCGCAGCGATGTGGTTCTGCAGAATAGCTTTATCACTATCCGCGTAGGTCATGGAACTTCATCCAGGTTGTTGTCGAGCATCATGCCACGATACAGGATCGAGACAGTCGACGTGGAACTGGTCACGCCACCGTGAGAGGTGACATCTTCGATACTGGCTTCACCGTTTTCAATCAACTGGCGATCGAATTCCAGCTGAGATACACGGTCTCCACCGCGAACCTTGATCTCTTCGATCAGAGTGTTTTCAAGACCCTGTGCGAGTTGAGACTGAAGTTCGGGGAAAGAAATCTTGGAGCCTTTGGATTTACCCGTTACCTGACCAGACAACTCGTCAACATGACGAGCGTTCTCAGGGATCGACGATTTCTTGGTCAGCGTCTGCGCTTGACGACGAACCGTCATGTCGATCACGAGATACTTCTGCGGAGTCAGGAACGTAGTACCTGTCTGAGGATCTGTGAGCCAGATTTGCTCGAAGAAAGGATGGCCGATGTCCTCAGCAACTTTCAACAGGTTGTCCATGGTGATCCGGGGATCTTTCAGGTTAGGCGAGTAGAACGGCAGGATCTCCTGCTGTGCACGCCCTTCTTCGGTTTCAGGCTTGGCAAGGGAACGGACGAACTGATCGAACTCAGTATCCGACATCTCATCAAGACGCTTCTTGGTCAGCTCAGAGTTGTACGTGTCACCCGGAATAATGCCTGCAATAGCGTTGACAATAAATTCCGTGAGTTCTTTACGGCTGGCCATATGCTTACCTCAAGCTGCTGGCAGGTCGTGCTGAACGACGATCGGCAGTACCAGTTGTTCGAAGTGACGGAGCCAATCACTCGGAGCAATGTCGTCCACCAGGCAAGTGCGTGCCGAGATAGTGGAGACGTGCAGGAGGGAGAGCTGATCACGCCAGAAGCGATTCAGTTCACTCACCTGTACCTTCGAGTCATTGGAGTTGCAGTGGAACTTGCGGGCAAAACGGTTTGCCGCACCGGGGTTGCGCTGTGCGATCATGTCGACAACAGCAGTAACTACGTTTTCGGACATGTCTATGTCCTCCAGAATGGTCGTTGAAGTGGCTGGTGTGCACTGGGACACACCAGCCTCAGAGTATTAGGCCGTCTTCTCAGCTTGACGAGCCGTGATCTTTTTCATCAGTTCTGCTGCCGATGATGCTTTGGCTGCTGCCGGGCTGACTACCTTTTCGGATTCAGTTCCAGCGGTAGCTTCAGACACAGTAGCAATTGCTGCTACTGTCACGCCTTTGGCCTTGGCGGCGGCATCGTACCAGTAAGGACGATAAGTGCCAGCACGCATGTTCAGCAGGTCCATGGTAGAAAGGAACGGAGTGTCCTTGTAGACACCTTCCTCTTCCAGAGGCAGCCAGAAATCACGCGTATCGAGCAACAGGTCCCAATCGTAACCCATGGCCTTGATGTCGTCGTAAAGCTCTTTCGGCGTGCACAGGAGGCCTTCTGGCAGATCGTGCCAGAGGTTGTTCATCATGCACATCTCGGCAGTGATGTTCATGGCACGTTGAAGACGAGCATCGGTTTCCATCAGACCGCGAATCGACTTACGGGTCATGTTGACCGACGGGTACAGATCCAGGCGGAAGTTCGGCTTACCTTTGGCCTTGTTACCGTCCTTGTCACTGATACCGTAGTACTCGTAACCCTTGCAGTAAACGAACTCGGTCAGGGACGGCTTGACACCTTCTGACTGAGACACCACTACTTCGAACGGAATACCGGACGGGCCAGATTTACCACGCAGGTTGACCAACGTGATGCAGATCAGGTCGGTATCGCCCTTCAGATCGTCTTCTTCGTCACGCGGGAACTCAGGCAGCTTGTCCGCGTCGATCATCGGAACCAGTGCTACGCAGTACCAGCAGTTGGCGGTCAGGAAGGAGAAGTTCTCCGGTACCTTCTTGAGCTTGAGGTCACCCTTGAGGAACTTGAGCTTCTTGACGTTCGGCTTGTACATGTCGAGCTGGTATTCTTGACCGACGTGAGCAGTCATCAGGAAGTGTACACCAGAACCGCCGGTCACGGCAGTCACCTGATCGATCAGCTGGCTCTTAGCACCAGCACCTTTCATGGCGACCATGTTCAGCTCTTTACCACCGACATCGCCTTTCTCGTACATGTCCATGACACCTTCGGTCTGCAGACCAGACAGGGAGTCGAGGAAGCACAGGGTCGGGGTCGGGATCTTGATCAGTTCGCCGCTGGTTTCATCAACGAACGGAGTGGTGATCAGAATCGACTTGTCAGCGCGGCGGTCTTCAGCGTATTCACGCATGGCGTTCCACCAACCATTACCGGTATAGGTGTTGGCATCGGTGAACAGCAGGCGGTTGTTCTCGATCAAGTCTTGACCGAACAACTCAGGGAACTGACGGAATACCGTCATGATACGGCCCGGAGACAACGTATTCTCTGAGTCATGTGCCATCATAATGGCAAGGGAGACCCGGTTCATCACTGCACCAAGCTGGTACAGAGAGATCACGGTCTTGAACATGTTCGGAAGGCCAGCTACGCCGGTAAAATGGTTGAGGCCACCGCACAGGATGGATTCACCGTGCTTACCCTTGTAGTACTTTCCGGTCTGGATATCGAAGAGCGCACCAATGTTCCACATGGGACGGATGGACGGTGCTTTCTTGAATTTGGCAAACGGGTTGTTCGACATAGGTTACATTTCCAGAAGGAGATGGTAATCGGTTAGCGCAAACGATATGAAAAACCACTTTCTTTTAACAAGGAGTCTCTCAATGCATTACGCGGATTCTTTTGATGAAGTGAGCCTCGAACAGCTGGAGTTCATTGCTCGCAATATCTCCATGGAAGCTATGGCAGCTCCCACATTCCTGCTCGACGCTAAGAAGCGCTTCAGTCAGTTCTTTAACGGCGTAAGCTCCTACTTCAGCAAGATCAACATCGGCAACCTGTCGGCTCTTCGTCCGATGTCAAATGATCTCGATGGGATCATTGCTCGTGTTGGTTTCGTTGATGCCAGCACGAAGGACATCATCGTTCCTGAAGGTTTTATTGGTCAGTGGGTGCCTTACAGCGAATCGCTGAAAGACGCCATGTCCAAGGCCGTCAAGATAGAGTACATGATCCGTCAGTTCAACGAGACCATTGGTCGTGTGATCCATAACCCGGATGTGCTGCGTGCAGCTTCTGGTGTTGGTCATACTGGCCCACGTACCGTTGGTCTCACTGACGCCATGGTCACCATCGGCAAGACTTACTTCGACCCTGCTTCGGTACAGATCCGTCGTCAACTGGGTTCGGTTATCGAGCGTGCGCAGGATGTCAAGGTTACCAAGAGCAACCTGAACGACATCATGGCAGTGGATAAGGCCAATCCCAGCACCAAGATCCAGGCGGCAATTGCTCGCACCATGGAACTGTCTGGCAGTCTGATCCCGCTGGTCGAGGAAAACCCCAACGTATCCAAGACAGCCACCCAAGAACTGGTTGAACTGACCCTCACGATTGCTCGAGAAGTCGAGTCTTATGGGGTGCTTCTGTTCCGTATTCGTCAGTTCTCTGAAGCCGTCAAAGACAGCGTTGCAGAGCTGAAAAAATAGTTGTGCCGCATAAGTGGATGGGAGGGCACGAGTCCCTCCCATCTATGCCGCTGGCTCAAGCGAACTCCCATTTGTCGTAGGATTTTCGCAAGACCTTTTCTACATCACGTACCATGGTTTCGCGGTCGAGGTAGCGGAGCCATTTAGGCACCTTACCGTAAACCAGTTCAACCGCTTGCTTGAACTCGCCCTGTTCACAATGACGTACTATCTGATCGACCATCTGATCTTTCCACAGCAGCGGACAGACCATAGCCGGGAAGGACAGACTATGTACATCGTTGACCAGATAGAACAGACGATTAAATTCGGCGAGAATCGAATCGTCAGGGTTGTAGTTACGAATCAACCGGAAGTAGAGACTGGCCACGAACAATGTCCGCTTGAAGCAGTCCCAGAATCCGTTCGATTGGTTCAACGCAACAGATCGGTACATATGCTAGTCCGTCATTTCACCAGTTTGAAATTGCCGAACGGGTTGGCCCAGATTCCGATGTCGTGTTCTGTCTCGATCACCGTTGCATAACGGAAGACCGTGTCAGATTCACGCCAGGTCAACGTAACCACTCGCTTAACGGATTCCGCGAGTGCCGACAGCGCATTCCTACTTATGATGTCTGCGCCCAGTATCAGTCGGACTTTCGTCGTCTTCACTGGAACCACATCCATCGCCCTCAGCTCACGAGCAAGACCGGTGTTGTAATTCACTGACACGTCCAGGTGTTTCACCGTGTTGGTGATCTCCTTGCGGAGCTTACGTGTCACAACGCCTTTCTTTTCCGAGGCTTCATATAGTAGGTCGGTCAAATCGGTGACAATGATGGCTTTGTCGCCAGCCATAAAGTCATTCAACCTATCCATCATGACCTGTAGATTGTCGATGTTGTAGAACGACAAACCAGTGGGAGTCTGATGATGGATGACTGGTAGCTTATTGTCAGAGACCAGGCTCATGTTGGCCTTGCTCTTACGGAACACGGTCATGCCAAAACGATTGATGTCTTCAGAGATAGCGCCACTCAGAATGTTACGCAGAATGCCTACGAACAGATGCCCAAGTTGTTGCTTATCTTCGGCAATGAAGTGGTCTCTGACCTTCTCCATTACTTCGACACGTTCTTTCATGTAGATCACAGCGTTGCTGTAATCCGACTGAGGCTTGCCGGTGTCTTCATCGTCGCCATGATCGCCAGTCCAATACACGTGACGACCACATGCACTTTTAAGACGGTCTTCTTCCAAGGACGTGAAATACCACTTCGGCTGGTCGAGCATCCGATTTTGCGACGGGTTGCTTTTCCAATAGCCCTCAGGCTTTTCTTCGAGCTTGAACGAGAAGTCATAGCCATTGATGGCTATGCAGTTCCCCTTACCGGCCCACTGGTCAGCCATTTCATTACCAGCGTGGCCGTTGTGCCCTTTGATCCATGCCAGACGGACTTCGCTATTGCGCCCTCTCAGTTCATTGAGGAGTGCATCGACTGCTTGCCAGTCGTCTTTGTTAGCGATCTCTTCGCCAGTCTGCTTGGTGTATCCGCTCTGCTTCCAGCGATCCAGGTATTTGTTGACACCTTCGACAACGTACTGGGAGTCAGAATAAATGATGGTGCTCTTGACGCCCTTATCCAGGACATAACTGAGTGCATTTTTGGTGGCCAGTAGTTCGGTCTGATTATTGCTGCGAGCACGCGGCACGCCACCAAACTGATCGACATAATGAACAACCTTGACTGCCTTGGATTCATCTTTAGTGTCGATGTATCCTTGAGCAGTCGGAGTGGCCTTGGGGTGGCCACTCCCTTTAGTCGGTAAATCATTGGCACTGAACACATAGCCATGGACACCCCATCCGCCGGCTCGTTCATTGCTGTGATAGCCACCGTCAGAATACAGTACACCGCTGTATTCAACCGACGGGCTATTCTCCTTGTTATCTGACATTACCACACCTTGGCTCGATAAATTGAGAAATGGCTAAGCTCATGTCATACTCCGGATTATTTCTGAAAAACCAGATCTAGTTTAGTGCAGGTTTCGCGATGCCTGGCGATGTCTTCGGCAAGGAATCGCTCTTCATTATCAAGATACGTTTTCAACTTTTCCGTGTAGGATAACAGTAGATCAGTTCTCTCATCCTGAGTGAGTTTTCGAATGTCTACTTTTGGCAGCGTAGGACGATGATGACCTATACGCACCATCCTTGAAAACTCAGTACACATGGTAACTTCACCACCGGTACTAAGTGTGTTCGCATAGATGATTGCACTGTTATCTACGATGTGAGTCATTGAGCATGATCCCAGAGAGATCGCTATCCAAAACATCAGGAATACTCGGGACCCACTGAAGAAGTTGTGAAGGTTCATGGCGTTACCTATTCGCCCAGTCGATTCCATCGTTCGACGACATCGTCATCGGAAATGACTGGGGCGGTTGATTTTGGTGTCGGTTCAGTTTCTTTTGCGGGACCTTGGGAACTTCGTCGTGAAGGACCATGGTTCCTAGCAGTTTCGACAGGAGGTGCTTTGAGTTCGAAGTAATGATCGCGATACCATTCCATTTTCTCGATAAGGAATGAGATCTCGTCATCGTATTCTTCTCGCAACCTGGCGTATCTTTCCTCGTGATCGTTCATTTCTTTTTCTTGATCGAGCACGATAAAATAGACATGAGTAAACAGAACGGTCATAATCAGGAAACCGCCTGTAGACACAATCAAAGCCAGGTTCTCGTGCACAAACTGTCTAAACGTACGATCGCGCAGCCACATCTCCCTGACGAACAGGAGGAGAGCCTTGCCTAGTTTAGCCAGTGCAAGAAAATTCATCGTTATCCCTAAAATGGTATGGACGTTTCAAGTATTTTTTAACGATTGTCATAAGTTAAGTGGCAATCTTTCCGGAGAACGACATGTACAAACTAAAAGCCTTTGGCGTGATTGCTACGCTGATCGACAACACTCGCGCAGTCGTTGCTCCGATCGGTGAGCTTTCGCCCCGTGCTCTGACATACGCTCGAGAGAAAGAGTATCTCAACAGCGCAGCTGCACCGGGCCATACACTGGTGGTGTTCAGTAGCAAACGTGACGACGCTATCGAACAGACAGATCCAATACTCGCCAACAAACTTTTGCTCATCAATAAATGGGCCTACGAACGCGCTCTGGCCGGTGATTTCACCCCCGCCACTGAATCGTTCCGTACCAACTTTATTCGGCAATTCGGTAACGAATATTCCATCTGGGCAATTGGTGCCATGGTGGAAGCGCAACCGAACGTCTGGATGCCTAGTGTAATCGAAGTTCGTGACATTGTCAATGATGAACTTCAGTACCGCATCTGGTACGCTACCGAGGTGTTCGAGCAACAGTTCGACGAATACCAAATCGAGGTAGTGCCTCCGGTAGCTGATCTGGATGTCTTCTTTGAAGGCAGTGCTGCTGTCAAGGTAGCTCTGGCTGCTCAGACGCATGACCTGACCATGGAACGTGTTCAGGCCATCAAGGAAGAATACCCGGAGACGTTCATCCGCGGTGAGATGTTCGAGTGGTTCAATCCGCTCAATCCCGCCGACAAATCTCTGCGTATCCCGACGTACTGGACACCGGTCATCTACGGCATCGCTGGTCTCAACGCGGACTCCATCAAGGAAGCCCTGCGTGATTACATCCTTGAGAACAGCACATACACCAAAGATGAGTGGGCAGAGATCTTCCCGGAGATCTTCACCTCCACGGAATACATCTTCGTGCCGATCTGGGGCAAGTATTCCATCGAAAATCGTGAGCTGGAATCTGGCCTGTACAGTTCCACCGTACCGATCACTGAGGCATTGGCCACACTCAAGAACTTCGTACGTGGTGAATATTACACGGACGAGTTTGTTGAGTCTGTAGCTGAAGTATTCGGCGCTGCATTCAAGGCGATTACTATCACTGTTACTGGTGGTCCTAAGAACCGCGACGGCATCGATACGTTCACCGAGCGCTATCCTGACTACATCAACGTAGATACGCTCTCGTTGGATTTCAGTCGGATGTCTCCGGAGACTCGTCGTTTCGTACTGGCATTGATTGAAATGCTGGGCGTTGCAGAAGAGATGACCCCTGACTCGGCAGTACCGATTAAGTTCTCTCGTCTGGTGCGAGATGGTATTCTCTACGTGGCGTACACTCTGGATCGGTTCCAGTTGATCGTCCTGAGCAAATACTCGTATAACGACTCGACCCTTTCCGAAGAGACTGGTGACGACGAGCCCGTTCTTAATTGACACGGCATAGGGAGAGGGCTCACGCCCTCTCCCTATTTATTTTGGCGCGCCGAGTTCATCGAGGATAGCGTCCTTACTTTCCTTGAGATATGTCGATCGACAATGGATCAGAATTCGCTTAACGCGTTCCTCACCAAAGTAATTGACAAAGTCATTGAAGCCGATGAGTCGCCAGCCAGAGTCTTTACCGTAGGCTTTTACCAGGCCGTACTTCTTACACGTCTCCATGTCAGGGTCGAGGGAGCTTTCGCAGTCAGCCCACTTACGCTGATACAGATAAGGGAGATCCCGACCAGGCCAAGTCCATTTGTCCCTATGTTGGCCGGTTGTGGCAGCGCCCATGTAGAACTCTACACTAGATTCCACTAATTGCATCTAGCACCTCACGTAATGATAACGTGTTCGTTGTACTCGCGTTTCAAGGAAACGTGAGAGTCATCAATCACAACGATTTGGCTATTGTGGTAACTGTTTTGACTCTCAAACGAATGACTGATGAAAAACACCTGAGAGTACGTTTCATCTTCCATCAGTTCTTTAAGTGCCAATGTCAGGTTCAGGCGATGGACTTCATCGAATGTCCTGCCCAATTCGTCCAGATACAACGGGTACCCGTGCAGCTCCAAGAACCGGTACGTTACAAGACGGAAGGCCTGGTTGACAATGTCAATCTGGCTATCGGAACCAAACCGAATATCGTCAATCATGTTATCCGTGTTATGGACGTACATGGGGAACTTATAATCCAACTCGCCGTCAGCTAGGTTGCAGACGTCTAGAGCCAGGTTGTATCCCCATACCTTGGCAATCACTTCATTGATGTTGCCGATGAAGGTATTGATGAATACCATGATCTGCTCTGCAATAACACCGTCTTTAGGGGACAGTAGCTTCTCGAGGAAGATCAGGGCCTTCTCTTCATCTTTAGCTTCTTCCAGAGAACGAGTGAGGTCGCGGATGACCCCCATCTGAATCTCGGCTTCAGCCAAAGCCTGCTCAAGTGACGCTAATGTTACTTGATGTCGTTTTACTTGAGCTTCAACTTCTTCGACAACTACGAACTTAATCATCCTGTCCATAAGACGATCGAGTTCTTCCCTTGCCAATTCGACAGCTCTGGAGATATTCTTGGACTCAATCACCCGATCATGGAAACGCTCAACTTCTTTAAGCGTCTCTTTAGCTTCCATGAGAAGTTCTTTCAGGTTGAGGACGCGTTCTCCCATTGAGTTGGCGACTTCACGGAGCTGCTGGTTACCATCAAGGGCTTTTATGCTCTTGAGTTTCTCAACAAGTGGGGTCAGCTCGGCTGAACGTTGTTGAATCTGCATCTTGAGACTAACGTCGCGTTTGAACTTAGCACAATACTGCACCAGTTCACGACCACGCACCCAACCACCAGACACATTCAGGTAATTCCACAACTCAATCAGATCTGGATTAGTGTTCTTGATGCGCTCGATGTCATAAACGACACTAAGGGCATCTCGAGCAGTCTGAATCCACTCCTTGACGGCAGCGATCTTCGTCTCCATCGTATTGCGGAACACGTAACCCTTATTGAGCATGTTCTTGATGGTACTTTCTTCGTCTTCATTGACCCCTTCTTTAAAGGAATGGGAACAATTAGGACAAACGATCGACGTGCAGTTGGAAATATGCTCTAGACGATACTCCAGTTCACTGATTCTGCCAGTACCGGCCATCATCTTGTCTTGAAGTTCGTTCAGTTCGGTCTGTTTGGCGTTCAGTGCGCTCTGATCGAGGTATTCTGGGGAATCGGCCTGGACAGAATGGAGCAACGAAATCACTTCATCGATAGCTGCGAAACAATAATCGTGTCCTGGGATACGATCGTAGTCGCACGGGGTATTGAACCCAAGGTGTAGTTCGTCAATCTGCTTCTGTGCGCTGTCGATTTCTCGCTCGAGAGCCTCTGGATCGATATCTTCCAGTTCACCAAGCCGATGAAGTTGCTTGTCGATCTCCTGATGTTGCTCCGATACCTCATGGAGGGCTGCATCCAGCATTTGGACCCGACTGCGTAGACCTTCCTTCAGTTGAATGATCTCATCTTCATCAGTCGTGCCTACTGCCGGAGGTATTTCCACCTTGAGGTACTTGGCACGAGCAAGCAATTCATCTATCGAAGACAGCACATCGTGGTATTGGCGCTCGTAATCGTGAAATGAACGAGAATCCATCTCACGTTTAGAGTTCTGATGCAATTCGATGAGACGATCGCAGACTTCCTGTGACTGTTTACGCAAAGCGTTGTAAGTCTGATCGTCAATTCTCTTGGATGTCTCCTGAACGAGACGACCGGATTGATGTTTGATGACTGCAGAGGTATCTCGTACAGCGCGTTTAATGCGATTGTGTAGACCGATGACGTAATCGAAGTCAGCCGACGACAACATTGTGATCCATTCACGTCGTTGCTGGGCGTTCATATCGGTGAAACGTAACTGACCGGTAAGAACTTGATGAAGCTCGTTGGTCATGTTGAAGTGTTCACGTACCAGTTCACGCTGAACGGCAGCCGTCTGGCCTTCGTTAAGCTCCTCTCCATTGCAAATGAATGAATGGGTGGGTGCTTTACCAGCAAAATCTGTTCTCAGTTCGTAAGACTTGCCATTGTTCATGACGTGGACAAGCTTATAACCACCTTTCATGAAGTCACGTGCGTCTGCCGGGAGGACAGTAAAGCCGATTTTCAGTAGACTGGACTTACCCGACCCATTGGTACCCAGAATGATCTGTGTTTTCATGGTCGGGTTTACTTCAAAGGTCTCAATACCCTTCAAGTAGAATCGCTTACAGCGATGAAGAATAAGCTTTGTGATAAACATCTGGGTTATCCTTCCCTAATTCTGTAGGATAGGCTTTGAATGTTTCATTTAACAAGAGGTGATCATGTTCGATAATACCGCCAGTGTCTTCCGATGTGTGGCTATCGGGATCGCCGCTGAGAACAAACAGCTCGGTTCGAAAGAACTGGTCGTCACACCCCATGAAAAACTACCGTTTGTAGACGGGGAATTGGTCAATAAAGTCGATACGCTCGATTATGAGGCTCAGGATAAGGACGGCAAGACAGTCAGTGGCACATCGTTCGTCTCCAATGACGTTACTGCAACATGGTTGCCGGAGACTAACCGTAAGACAGCCCCCGATATTCGTCGAGGCGAGTATATCTCCCTCTGGCAGTTCGGTAGCAACGATAAGTACTATTGGCGTAGCATGGGCCTCAACGATGACCTGCGTCGTCTGGAGACCGTTATCTGGGCGATTAACGCCAATCCGTCGGAATCGCAAGATGGGTTCGATCCAGACAACATGTATTTTGTTGAGTTCAGTAGTCACACCAAGATGGTCACCTTCTCGACCAGTAAGATGAATGGTGAATTCTGCACCTACGACTTCCAGTTTGACATGGCCAACGGCAAAGTGGTGCTTCAGGATGACCTCGGTAACTATTCGTTCATAGATAGTAAGAATACCCATTTCCGCATGGAGAACATGTTGGGGACTTACATCGAGATGAACAAGCAGTTCATGAAAGGGTATGCCCCGAAAGACATTGATCTGGAAGCTGGTAACAACTTCAATCTCAAGTGCAAGAAAGCAACGCTTGATGGAGGTGGTTCTGTGCTGACACTTCAAGCATCTGGCACCACGCTCAGGACTCCGAGCTTTAAAGGGATCTCGTCGTAATGGGTACTTTATCGCTAGTGGGTGTAGACAGTGCAGGCGGGCCTATTACAGGACCAGGTGCACCCACGTGGACATGGGATGGTAAGAAGATATCCCTGCTTGGTGACATGATCGCCCCACATGGTCTACCGCCACACACCGCTCCGGTTATTGCAACTGGAAGTCCGTGGTGGTCGATCGACGGTATCCCGGTTACACGGGTTGGTAGTGTGGCCACTTGTGGTCATGGTGCTACTGGATCACCACCGGTAGACATTCCATAGCGCATAGAGGGAGGGTTGACACCCTCCCTCTATGACGTCACTCAATAACGACCTGGTTGGTAAACCACTTGATCAATGCGCCGCGCTGATAAGTCTCAGGCTCAGCAGAGACCCGCCGCTCGTTCACTTTGTCCTGCCAACGGAAATTGGTGGTTTCCATGAAACGATGCTGACGCAGATTGTTGTTCGTACACAACACCCACTTACCGACTTCTTCACTGGAGATATACGCTGGCAATAGGCCGAGCTGAGTCCTCAGTGGAAGCAGTGGTTTGTCATAGGTGTAGTAACGACCAGGTAACTGACTACGTTCTGTCTGCAGGATGTCGGTATTGATGTGATCGACTTCAACAGAGACGATGAACGATTGACTGCGAGTCAGAAGCTCAAGCATGCACTCGTTACTGTAGAAACCTTGGAGATCGTAGTCGACCTCGTTGGCTTCAGATACATCATGGAAGCGCTCCATTGCGGAGAGATCAATGAGGTAACGGGATTCCATGTAACGCTCCAGGAACGGGATACGTTTCATGTTTACACGCATTGCGTTCGGACCAATGACCTTGATGTCTTTGGTTGCTAAATGCAGGTAGCCGCCGATCACAATACCCATGACCTTGTTACTGGTGTCAAACGGTACCTTAAGATAGAAGCTGTCGGAATACAGTTTGGTGGGGTCTGGGTTGTAGATCATTTCCGGAGTAATGCTGGCAGTACGAATACGACCGACATTCTTGAAACTAATCAGACCGACTTGAGCGTTGCCGGTCTTACGGAACGATGCAGTACCGTCCTTGATGTAGATGCCATCACCGTCAGCGTCGAGCCGATGCACGATGCCGTTGACTGTGCCAAGACAGTGATGCATGACATCGGCGTAGTTGGTATCTTTGCGCGTCAACCAGATATCGGTCTTGTCGTAGTCAGATGCATCGTTGTGTGATGATCCTGACGGCACGCAGATATCCACGGTATAACCAGCCTGCCATGCATCTCGACTGAGCGCAACAGATTCCTTGACCTTAGGGATGCCCGGATGAGTCAGGAGTGTCTTATTGCCGTTTGCAATGAGCCATTGCGCAATCGTGACCGATTCTTCCAGAGTGGTGGTTTCGTTTTCTGCTTCAGAGAGAACCAGAGTTACTTTACCAGTGATCGATGGATGACTCAGTACCAGATACACTTCGGCATAGAGGCTGATCAGTGACTTTACGGAAACGCCACGGATATCTTTTTCCTCGAAACGGACGTTTGGAAGGCGGTGCTTCACGAGAGCACTTTCATATTGGTACATTTAACGCGTCTCCCACGATAATGGTATGCCAGTTGTTTGATATTCCGTATTAGACACAGTCTGTTTTAGAAAAGTGCCGTACACCAAGATCCCCGTTAATCGGTCTTCAGATCGATGGAGATCCCAACGGAGAAAGAGAAATGAGTACAACTATTCCGCAGTACCCTTTTGACCCGACGGGTGTCGCGGTGACCAACAAGGTTACGGAGACCCAAGCGATTCAGTCGCGTGGGATGTTCGACCACTACTACATCGTTCCGCGTAGCGGTCCGTTTTATGCAGAGAGCGTTCGCCTGCGCCTGTATCCGGCCGGGGCCAACGTAAACAATCCTCTGGGCGGTACCCTCTTGGTAGAGGGTGAGCATTTTAACTTCGGTTATCACTTCGCTCACGCCTCGCATACCATTGGAAAGCCGGTCTACGGTGCGATTTCGTTCTACGATCGTGCTCTGGCTGGTCAGCTCCG